TTTTGGGCTTGCCGGCGGTCACATTGCTGGATGTATTGGACATTGCTTTTCATCCTTTCTGTCAGTGATACACGACCGTGTAAACGGCTTGATACCTATGCCGCTTTGTGGACGTGTCCGTAAAGTTGTAATCAGTCTCACAATGGGATCGGCTGATTGTGTCAAGCACAACAGCGCCGTCCATTGCAGCCTTGACGGCCTCATTGAGGGTAGATGCGGAATCTTGGGACATGCTCCATGACTGAATAGCCAGTGTCGCGGATCGGATATGGTCTTTCTCACCACTGCCAATCTTCTCCACTGTGACAAACTCGTCCGGCTTGTTGATAGGCACATCGCCGGACACAGGAACGGAGAGAGAGCTGCTTAGATAGCCCACAATAATCTGCTCGATAGTCATAACTTCACACTCCCCGCCGCCTTCAACAGCGTGTTGTTTTCGAGATTATCGCGGTATGCCTCACGGGACGCGGGACGCACAGAGGCTATGCCGATGTATCGGATGGGGTGTGCCGCTTCGACTTCATAGCCATCGCCAGCAGCGGCAGCTATCTTGTCGGCGGCTTGATTGAGAACACCCTGCATCTCCTCGGATTTCATCAGCGCATTTAGGCACGCCAGATTGAGTTCAAATTTGACGTTTTTACTCAAACCGCTCCACCCGCACTTTCTTGTGCCACGGCGTGGGGATATTCTCTTCGATGCCCTCAATGGTTTTTCCGAATGTGCGGTACTTCCGGCCGAAGAATTCCACCTCGGTATCCTCCCAATTGTGGGTATCTCCCTTTGGGATGCCGAGCATATAGGCAATGCGCTTACCGTACAGCTCGTTGGATGATGTGATGTCGGTTGTATCAGGCTCTCCGATCAGCACGTTTTCAACTGTGACTGTTTCATCGGAAAAGACGGGATTATTCAACGCATCAACGCCGGTCTGCGTCTTAACGTGGAGGATGACGGGAACGCCTTTCATGACGTCACCTCCGGCCATACCAGCTCTTCCACAGGACTATAGGAGCCGATACGGTTTCCCTTGCCGAGCATCTGCTTTTCGGCTTTGGACAGATACAGCTCACCGCTGGAGCCGTTGCCGATTGTCCAGCTCTGGGAATAGCCGAGGGCGGACATGCTGCCCTGCGTAGCGCCCACAGGGACGCCGCTTGTGCCTCCGTCGCCCAGGGCGCGGATGACCATACGGCACGATACGACACGCTTGACATCCGCTTCTGCGCTCTTGGCGAAGGCGTCGATGATGGCGGCGGCATCTTCAAGCAGAGTAGAGCAAACCGACTTTTCATCGGCACTCATCGTCCGCGTCATGCGGGACTGTACATCGGTGGCCTCTGCATATCTCATTTTTGTCCCTTCTTCCGCGATTGCTTGGGTTTCTCTTCCTTCGGTGCGGTCTGGGGCGTGCTGGGCTCCTCAACCGGAACCCAGCATCCGCCCATCTCGCTTTTCACGTCAATGACCGCACCGGTCTTTTCGTGCCGGTAAAGCATGATATTACGCGGTCACGATCCGCTGGAAGCTGTTGGCATCCAGGATGCCCCAGCCCAGATATGCCTCAGCGCGGAGCACGATCTGGTTCTTGCGCTTCAGATCGCCCAGGCCGTCAGGATCGCCGTACTCGATGATCTCCATGGGCACGTCGGCGGAATAGCCCCACTTGAAGGCATTGCGGAAATCGCCGACAATGGCACGATCCTTGGAGGTGCCAAAGTTCACGGTGTTGTTGACGTCCACGCCCATGCCGTAGAACTTGCCGGGATTGGCGCCAAACAGGAACTCGGGATACTGGCGAACGCCGTTGACCTTGATCTCGGCCATGGAAGCGCCAAAGATGGGCGCCATGGCGATGCCGGTCACGGTGCCGTCGTTGGCCTGGATGGCGGCCACAGCATCCTGCAGATTGCTGTCCACAGTGGAGCCAGAGAACGTCACGGTGCCGGTGACCACCGTGTCGAAGCTCTTGGAGGCAATGGTGGCGGCGGACGTGCCGGTCTTGGGGTTTACACCGTGGAATGCGGCGATGTCCAGAGCGCGGGCGATCTTCGCCGCAAAGCCTTCGCCGAACTGGTTGAGATAGGGCAGGCGAGCCTCGTCGCTCATGCGGACGAACTCGTCAGTCAGACGGTGCTGATAGACGAACTTGACAGGGGTGATGGTCACGGGAGCGAAAGCAGCTTCGCCGGGGCTCTTCTGGCCGCCCTCGCCCACCAGCTCCGCCTCACCGTCCATGCTGAACACCATGACCTCGGCGCCGCGGAAGGGAATGGGGGTCTGACCGCACAGAGCAGCCAGAGAGGAATGGCCCTTGACCTTGCTGAAAATATCAGTCACCAGCTCAGGGGCAAGATTGAAAGCAGTGGTAGTTGTTGCCATATGTATTTCTCCTTTTCTGTTATTTAGATCTCATCTGTTCAAGGGCGCTGCCCCACAAACCAAACTGATTGGTGTGGCCGCCCTGGGCCTCGCCGCCGTCCGGTACCTGCGGGTATCCGTCGGGCTTTGCAAAGGCGAGGATTGCCTTGGCCTGTTCCGTGCAGGCCTCTTCGGTCTCTCCGGTCAAGAGGGACACCGGAACTTTTGTTTCCTTTGCGACCTTCTCGCGGATCACGCGCACGCCGTCTTCTTTCTTGCGCTTGTCCAACTCAGCCTGGAGCTTATTGGCCCGATCGGTGGCCTTCTGCAGCTCGGTCTTGCTGGCTTCCTCCATGGCGTCGAACTTCTCAGCCTTGGACTTGATGTCGTCGTAGTCGGCGTACTTGGCGCGGTCTCGCTGCAGCCGCTCAGCCACAATGCGATCCACATCCGCCTGGGTGAAGGTCTTTTCTGCCCCCTGCGTGGTCTGCTGCCCCGCCTGGGTGCTCTGCGCGGCCTGGGCCGCCTGGGTCTCCTGATTCACAGTTTCGCTCATTTTGTTTAACCTCCCGCTTTCGCGTAAATTCCGGCGCTATGCCCCGCCGTTTGGCATGAAAAAAGCAACCGTCCGGGAAAACCGGATAATTGCTTTTGACAGTCATTTGTTTTCTTGTTCAGCCGTTCGCTTGGCATACGCAATCCGCTTCTGCTCGTTGATGCGGTCTTTATTTTCTGCGTAATGCTGACGGCGCAAGGCGTTGATTTTATCCTGCGGTTTTGAGCCGTCCGCATTCTCATAGGCCTCCAGATACTTGTCCGGGTCATATCCGACATATGTCGTATCACGGCCAAACCGAATGGCATAGGTGCAATCGCAGTTGCTGTGGATATGTTCTGCGTGATTACCCTTCAGCGCCGCCTTGGAGGCTTTCTGCCAGCCCCTGGACGCAAGGGTGATACAGAACGCGCAGGTGTCTCCGTGAGGAATCCAGGCCCATTCTGCGCCGTCCCGGATGGCGTTTTTCATGGTGGTGTCCACACCGGCGCGCTTGACCAGTCGGCCCACAGCTTGTGATACAACATCCGGCGATTCCGTCTGTTTGAATGCACCGTTGACGGTCTTGGCCACCTCGGCATATGTCGCGGTCTCCGCCGGCTCCGCTGCAAGCACAGCCACGCCGGACGCCGCCGACACAGCGTCATACATCTCACAAGCCAGCGCCGTTGCGGCCTCGCCATATCGCGTACTCAGTGCAAAAGCATAGTCCAGTGCCGCCCGCCTCCCGGCCACCGAAGTGAACTCATGCTCATAGAGGTATGCCGCCATTTTGTCGGCGGCTTCATTGTTGATCTGGCGCAGTTCGCCGATGTACTTAATCCACGAGGCCTCACTGATCCGCATTCGGCTCATCCTCCGTCAGATTATCAAACAGCGCAAGTCCTCTTGCCCGCTGCTCCTGTGCCTTGATCCGTCGGACGTCAGCCTGGTCAAAGCCCAGCATTTCCAAAAAGACATCTGTCTGTGCAAAAGACTGTCTGGCGGAAGCAATCTTGACGGCGGCGTCAGCGGTAACGGCCACGTTGGGCCGGGCCGGATTGCGGAAATGGGCCATCACGTCGCGCTGCTCTTCTGTCAGCTTCTCCAAGGTGGTCTTGTTGCAGATCGCGGTAGCCATCAGTGCGATGGTACGCAGTGCCTCGCCGTTGCCCTCGTTCAGCTTTTCAGCTTTTCCAACGAGTGTCTGTGTCTGCGCCAGAATGGCGTCGGAGCTTGTCGGGTTCGCGTCATTCACCACACCGGTGTCCGTCACAGACAGGCCGGTGGCAGCGGAAAACTGCGTAGACAACGCGCGCAGCATTTCCACATGGGGTGTGATATTACCCTGCGGCAACTGCCCGAACGTGGGCTTTTCCCCTGTTTCGGGGTTTGTCGTGGCCGCGATAATTGCGCCTACATACTGGCGGAATTTATCATCAACAATAGCGTCATACTGTTCGTCTGTGACACCCAGCAGATATTTCTGCGGGCTTGTGGCAAACTCCAGGCCAATGGTGGCGTTGGCAATGGTACGAATATATCCGTCTATCAGTTTCCGAATACGGTCTTTGATCCGCGAACGCCCAAACGGTTTACCACTGGTAGCATTCCATACGAGTGGCTCCATCAAAGGACGCCCCATCTGATGGGGATGGCGAACAGCTCGCCATCCTTTATCGTTACGCACAATCTGCCAAATGGCATCGTCTGTGTAAAGGTTGATCAGCCTG